GGTTTATAACTCAAATCATTCGGCTGGAAGTATGATTAATACTGGAAGTCTTAGTGGTGGAGTTGATGGATCAGACACAACTGATGCTAACAAGATTACAGCTTACAGAAAATTTGAAAATGCTGAAGAACACGAAATCGGACTTTTGGTTGGATGTGATGCTTCTGCAACTGTAGCTTTGGATCTTATTAGTCTTTGTGAAACAAGAAAAGATTGTGTAGCTTTCCTTTCACCAGAACAATCCGATGTTGTTAATAACGTAGGTGGTGAAGCGGACGCTGTTATAGACTTCAGAAATAATCTTGGTTCTTCATCTTATGCATTTTTAGATTCTGGATGGAAATATCAGTATGACAGATACAACGATGTCTTCAGATATATTCCAATGAATGCTGACATTGCAGGTGTAACCGCAGCAACAGAAGCAAACAGAGATGCTTGGTTCTCACCCGCTGGTTTCACAAGAGGTAATATAAGGAATGTTGTAAAACTTCCTTTCAATCCTAAGAAGTCAGAACGAGATGCACTTTATAAGAATGGTATTAATCCAGTAACAACCTTTATGGGAGCTGGAACAGTTCTTTTTGGTGATAAAACTCTTCTCGCTAAACCTTCTGCATTTGATAGAATCAATATCAGAAGATTGTTCATCATCATGGAGAAGGCAATTGCAAGATTTGCAAGGTCACAACTCTTTGAATTCAACGATGCATTCACAAGAGCACAATTTGTTGGTGCAGTTGAACCATTCTTGAGAGATGTACGAGGAAGAGATGGTATCACAGATTTCGTAGTTGTTTGTGACGATACAAATAATACCTCATCTGTCATTGACAGAAACGAGTTCGTTGGTGACATTTACGTTAAACCAAACAGAGCTATCAACTTCATTCAACTCAACTTTGTTGCAGTTAGAAGTGGAGTAGAGTTCTCAGAAATCATTGGATAAGTGATATAAATAGTAATAACTAACATAGGTGGGGGAAGACGGAAGCGGCCGAAGGGCGTACTTACAAAAAAGACTTCCCCACCCTACCTCTTAACCTCGCTTTCGGAGAGATAATATGCCTTTTAGTATTTCAGACTTTAGGTCAAGTGGATTAAAAAGTAGTGGCGCACGTCCAAATCTATTTGATGTTCAAGTTACAGGTGCACCAGATCAAGGTGCAGATGCCAAATCTACAGAATTTACAATGTTATGTAAGATCGCTTCAATACCAACTTCAACTGTTGGAGTAATTGAAGTTCCATACTTTGGAAGAATGGTAAAAATTCCAGGCAATAGAACATTTGATAACCTTTCAGTAACAGTTATCAATGATGAAGATTTCAAAATCAGAAATGCTATTGAAAAATGGATGGATGCTTTGAATTCTCATGAAACAAACAAATCACAAATTGGTGGTGCTGCTTCAGCTTCAAATTTATCTGGTCAGATTCAAGTAAAGCATTATAAGAGAGATGGTGTAACTACTCCATCTCAAATATGGACATTTAATACTTGTTATCCAGTAGGTTTAGGTGAAATTGGTTTAGATTGGGGCTCAAACGATACGATTGAAGAATTCACAATCGACTGGGCTTACGATTACTGGTCACATGGCCAATTTACAAGTTAATAAATATATTATAAGTTTCCAATTTAACTAGGGGCATGGGGGCTTCTCAGCCCCTAACACCCTCTAGGAGTATATGAATGGCAATTGAATTATTTGGTTTTACTATTGGAAGAACTCAAAAAGAGAAGGAAAATGCAGAAAAAGTTTCCTTCGCTCTCCCCACATCTGAGGATGGTTCTTTAGACATAGCAGGAGCTGCAGGTGGTGCCTATGGTACTTACCTTGACATGGATGGGTCTGCAAAAAGTGATGCAGAACTTATCTCTAAGTATCGTCAAATGTCTCTCTTTCCCGAAGCTGAACTGGCTATAGATGATATAGTCAACGAAGCTGTTGTTGCAGATAGAGAACAAAATCCTGTCAACATCAACCTATCCAATGTAAATCTTTCACCAGATATTAAGTCTAGAATTATTGAAAATTTCCATGAAGTTATTCACTTATTGAACTTTAATGAGGTTGGATATGATACGTTTAAGAAATGGTATGTAGATGGTAGATTATATTATCACATAATAATAGATCAATCTAACCCAAAACGTGGAATTTTAGAACTTAGACCTATTGATGCTCTCAAAATCAAGAAAATTCGACACATAATTCCACCAAATCAAGGAGTTCCCGCTTCTGAAATGGTTATGCCTAAAGTGGAAGAATATTTTGTGTTCAATGAGAGTGGACTAGGTAATACTGGTGGAAATGCTAATTTACAAATTGCATCAGATTCAATAGCATATTGTCATTCGGGTCTTTTGAGTGAAGACCGCAGAATGGTTCTTAGTTATCTACACAAAGCTATCAAACCTCTAAACCAACTCAGAATGATAGAAGATGCAGTAGTCATCTATCGTATTTCAAGAGCTCCAGAACGGAGAATCTTCTACATTGATGTTGGTAACCTTCCAAAAATGAAAGCGGAACAATATCTCAGAGACATTATGACCAGATATAAGAATAAAATGGTCTATGATGCGGGTACTGGTGAAATCAGAGATGATAGAAAACACCAATCAATGTTAGAAGATTACTGGTTACCTAGAAGAGAGGGTGGAAGAGGAACAGAAATCACTACACTTCCAGGCGGAGAAAATCTTGGAGAATTAGCTGATATTGAATATTTTCAAAGAAAGCTTTTTAAATCTCTAAATGTTCCATCATCTAGACTAGATCAAGAGAGTGGATTTATGTTAGGAAGAGCTCAGGAAATTTCTAGGGATGAGGTTAAATTCACACGTTTTATTGAAAGATTAAGAAGTAGATTTAACCATCTTTTTAATACTTGTCTTGAGAAACAACTTATTCTCAAGGGAGTCTTAACTCTCAACGATTGGAGAAGTATTAATCAGAAAATTCACTATGAATGGCAGACAGATTCACAGTTCGCTGAGTTGAAGGAAGCTGAAATGACACAAGAAAGACTCAATCTACTTCAGAGTATGAACTTTGCAGATGAGATTGTCGGAAACTTCTATTCTAAAGACTATGTAAGGAAGAGAATCTTGAAACAGACTCAAGAGGAAATTGACCAGATGGATAAGGAAATTGCTGCAGAGGCAGAAGCTGGTGGGGGTGAAGAACCAGAAGATGAGTATGCATCTTTTGAACCTAAACATGGTGAAAAACTTACAGAAGAAGTTAAAGAAGATAAGGATTTAAAGTCTATGAAGAATATTTTTAAATCTGTATTAGAAGAAGACTCTAAAAGAGTCAAAGCAAATTAGATTTACTATAAATATAAATACTAATGTAAAACTTTAAGGAAAGAAAGAAGACTATGAGTGACTACACACCAGAAGATATAGTGAAAAGTGCAATCGCAGGAGATGCAGTTAATACAAGAGATGCCATTAACAGCGTTTTGTCAGGTAAAGTTATGAAGGCTCTGGAGGCGAAGAAAGCAACAGTCGCTCAAGCCATGTTTAATAATGCAGTTGTAGGAGAAAAACCAGAGGTTGCTGAACCTTCTGTTAAACAACCAGAAACACCACTAGTCATGCCTGATAATGGAATGACAACAACTGTAGAAAATGAGGGATGAAAAAATTTAAAGACTTTAAAGCGGAGCAAAAATTACAAACAGAGATTATACAATATGGCCCAATAGGGGCTACTATAGCCGCAGCGGCTGGAATCTTTGGTAGTTATCTTGCTATTAAAAAAGGTCTTGAAAAGTTTAAGGGATATAGAGAATCTAAGGCTGAGAAAAAAGCCAGAAGCAGAGATGGATTTGATATGACTGTAAAGGTCTATAATCCAGCTACAGGGAAAGAAGAGGACACAGACTTTTACATAGATCCGAAAGAGGGTAATGCAGAACTTGAAAAACTAGGATATGAAATACCTAGAACTGCATCTGGTCGAATAAAAGCTCCAGACGATGATCAGTTGGAGAAGATGAATAAGGCGGCCAATAAAAAGTCTAAAATGAAGACAGGAGAGGTCAAGAGAAAACAAGCTCAGGGTACATTAACTGATGATGATTTGACAACGGATCAACAAGTACAATTAGGGGATAAGAAAAAAGAAGACGATAAGAAAGCAGCAGGTAAAGCAGCAGACGATAGAGAAAAAGAAGAAAAAGGTGAAGATGATTGGGTAGACCATCCAGACACTTCAGAAATACCATCCGATATGGTAAATGGTGTAAAAGAAAAGGAAAGAAGAAAGATTGCCGGACATAAAGATGTTTTAGCTTATAAAAAAAGATGGGAAATGGAGCCTAGTGCATCTGTTAAGGGGTGGAAAAAATGGGTACAAAATCCAAACAATCCAAAAGATTTTGAATATCTTTCAACCGCTGATTACGATAAAAAGACACAGGAAAGAAAGAACAAAACAAAAAAAGGTGCACCAACATCTAAAGAAAAGAAACCAAGTTCTACAGAAAAAGGTACAACAACAGGAAAAGGTACAACAACAGGACAAGATACAAGTGGTGCAGACAAACTTTTACAGAGGAATAGTAAAATGTTAAGTTTCGGAGAGTTTATCTCAGAAGATATAATGAAGGACTTGAAAAAAATAACTAAGTCCAAGAGAGATATGGAGATAAAGCTGGATGATGGTTCATCTATACCAATAGATCCTATCACAGCTGAAATATTTGTTAAATATATAGAGGGATTAAAATCCTCAGAACAAAAAAGAATTATTAATCAAATCCAACGAACTGAACGAGGTTTCATGAAAGTTCTTGGGAAAGCACATGGAGAGTAATAAATGGCTTACGCTATAGATACAGAAACACTAGTAGATACTGCTACTACGACAGTGCTCCATTCTACAGGAAGGGCTACCGATGGAACTGATGTGGACGCAACTATTTTTGATGCCAGTGCATCCAAATATGCATTAGCCACTATAACTCTATCAGCTGCATCAACCATTTCCGATAGATTTTGTATTGGAGAAATTGTAACTTCAGATTCCATTAGTATGGTAGTCCAAGATCATACTCTTGGTGGAACAACAATGCAAGTTTACAGATGTACGAGTGGTACAGACGATACACCTTTGGGGTGGTCGGGAACTACACTGCCAGGCACAAGTGAAGCAATAGTCGGTTCAGTTTCGGGAACACACACAATAACAACTCATAGTGGAACGGCAGCTGCTATGGTAGCAAGAGATATTACAGTAAGTGGTCTTAAATGGGTAGTTGCTGGTGGTCACTCAGTTAGATACTATTTTA